CTTCTCATAACGCCACAAATATTTTGTGACCGATCCTTTTAGATATCCGGCAAATGCCTCCGGACCCATCGACGCTTCGATCCCTTCGATGGCCTCGATGCCACCGGACTTATAATGCGGAGGGCTATTGACCACATCTACATTGCCCTCATTGAGCGCATCCCTCACTTCCTTATACCGCATAAAATCGTTCCCATACATTGTTAATCCTCCTCACCTGCTTTGAAGTTTATCTGAACGCCAAAGAAATCGTCCGACTGCTCATCAATCATGGCGTTGATAACCATATAGTCCTCATCGCCTATGAGAAGTTCAAGGCCACGGAACACACGCTTCGTTCGTGTCGCCCGATCCCTTGTGGGTTCATAGCCGTGCGTCTTCATCTCTCCATTGAACTTACGCTGCGACCAGTCACGCCCCTTGCCTTCGTTGTTTTCCTTGCACCAGTCACGGAAATCATTGAACGCCTCATTGGTAGTCATCTCATTGTCAGGCCCAGCCACGCAGCGCTCAGTGATCCAGCGGGCCAACGCATCTTCTCCCGCAAGATATTCGTCGGTAGCTTGGATAACTACCTGCGGTGGGTTCAAGCCCTGCTCCAGCCAAGCCTTCGCACCTTCGATAACCCACGCCAAGATGGCTGGGTATTCCTCTTTCAGCTTGTCCGGCAAGTCAACGTCCTTGCGGAGCGGTTTAGTCTCGAACGGGATGAGGTGCATACGCCGACGCATAGCGTCATCGACGTTAGTAATCTCTGGCTTTGTATTGCCCGCGATTACAAGCGTGAACTGCGGATTGAACTCAAACAAGTCCTGCCGCATGAACCGCGCACTGATCTTGTCACCGCCAGTAAGCGCCTTGACCTTGGCTTCATCCCACTTGCGCGACGGGTCAATCTCCTGCGCGTGAACGAGCCTCGCACCCATCAACGACGCCAACTCGGTAGGGTGACGCTGATTGTTCGACGCCAAGAATACGTCCGCACTGGCCACGGTGGCATAATCGCCAAGGATATTGCCTATCGCTCCGAGGAAGGTTCCTTTGCCATTGCCGCCGGAGCCGTGAGCGAAGGCAAGCACATGCTCTTTGGTGCTACCCGTGGCCGAATAGCCAGCCAACCTTTGAAGGTAAGTGATTAACTCACTGTCACCGTTGCACGCCTCATTGAGAAACGCTTGCCATTGCGGGGCTGGTTTGCTGAAGTCCGCCTCGACCGATGTGCATTTTGTGCACATGCGAGAACGATCATGCGCGAACAAGACCCCCGTCTTCAGGTCCACCATGCCCGACCGGGTGTTGAGGATATAGATGTCGGCGTCTAGCTGCTCGGTTGTCGCCTGCATCATCGGCTCGACAGCGGCCAGCTTCGCCACGTTGGCTATCACATTGTATGACGCCACACGCTGCGCGATCCGCTCACCCTTTTGTGGGCTTTCAATGTTCTGCAACGCCTCGGCCGACGCTTGCGCGCAGACCTTGCGGACGATGGACAGATGCTTGTTCGCTACGTCCTTGGCCCACTTGTTGCCATCCCATGCGACCCAGCCCATGCCGCCCACAACGTATCGGATATCCGAAACGTGTAGCCGAGCAACACGCTGCGCCAATGCAATGTCGCTATACTCAATCGGCGTTTCGCCTGCGGAAGCTACCACGCCGAAGTCTTCGTCGCTGAAGTCCGTCACATCGAACTCATCGACCTCGCGCTTGTAGCCAAAGGTCGCAGCCTTACCCGCCAGCCAGTCCCAACCCAACTCATAGGGTGGGTGCATACGGCCGAAGTCTGCTTCGATAGTATCGAGCGAGTTAACGCCGTCTTCCCAACGCTCGGCCCAGCCTGCGAAAATCTCGAACGCATCCGTCTCATTGTCAGGGCCACACGCCGCCTTGATGGCATAGCCCATGCGGATATAGTCATCACGGTCAGGGAAGTGTTCGGTCTTGTTCGGGATTGCGGTAACGGCAGCAGCCACATGGACAACGCTTGGCGCAGTAAGCGAAGCCTGATCGACCGACTGCCGCTCGACTGCCTTCTGTGCTGTCTTGTCGGCGTGGATAATTTCGCAGCCCATCATCTCCAACGTCTCCGTCAGATCAGCAAAGAACCGCTCGATCTTCTCCCGCGTGACCTTCTTCAACCCAGCCGGGCCGCGTGCCTCCAAGTCCACATCGAGACTGTATGGCTCCTTAGTGATAGGATGGATACCTGCGATGACGTATTGCTGCCCGTCCCCTAAAAATTCTACAAGCTGCTCGACACCGCGACCATCGCGGAACCGCACTTGCATCCGGCCGATCTTATCGTCGGTGCGATACATGAACAGGCGCTTGGGGTAACGACCGATACGCATCGGGGCTTTGCCCAATGCCTTCACCGCCATATCGCCAATGACCCTAGCCAGCCCCTCGTTAACAACATCAATGTCAACCGCAGGATATTTGCTTGCCTTTAAGCCGATATTAGCATGGCTGCGGTCCCACCGCTCAACGTCATTGGGCGTCGGCACATAGTCCTGCCAAGCATAGCCACCCCATGTGCCTTGCGCATTCTGCCGACCGGGCGCTTTGCCTGCCTGATCCGCTTGGATTTTAGACATGGCCGACAACTCAGCGTTCGGCGGGATAACGGACACGAGGTCGGTGAACCCGACCTCATACAGTGTCTTAAATTTCATTAGTTCAAATCCCTCTTTTCAATTTGGTCGCGCTTCTGCATCAGCATATCTACCGCCGCGTCTATCACATAGAGTTCGGCATCATGCCCGGCTTCAGCTATCAGTTTATACACGGCAGTGGATATTATTACGCCGCGCTCAAACTCTTCTTCAAAACCGATTATGAATACTGGAACAAAGTCCACTTTTTGTTCTTCGTCTTTCCATCTTATCTTGTCCATGACTATGCCTCCGTGAAGTCGCCACCCTCAACTGCAACCTTTATAACCCGGCCGGTGTAAGACGCTTTGTTGTCCGCTTGGATTTGCGTTGTAGTTCTCTCCGCTAGGAGCGACTGGACATATACGAGAAGATCGTAGGCATCAATCGTGCCTTCAATTTTAATTTTATTCCCGTCCCGTTTGGTGAAGCCATGTGTGTTGTTGTCGATCCACTCGGCCAATTGTGCTGCTAATACCTGTTTCATTTCAAATGCTCCCCTTCTTCAATCCGATCCGCCAGCCAGCGGGTGTTGCGTTCAAACATATTTATCTTTGGCGAACGAAGCCACGCGAGAAGGGCGTCCTTCTCATTCACGACTGGCGTTACGAGAACTGCTTCAACTTTAGCGTCAATAATTTTTGTAGGACGTGCCATTATGTTAATTCCTTTATCTTAAAACCTTTTGATGTAGCGTAGTCGATGAGGTCATCGAGCCACATGATGCCTTTGCCTGCGACATAATATTGGTTGATGCCTCGGTGCGGTATGTTCTTAACGTCGCCCCATGTGTGAGATGAATGCTCATACATTTTTATATCCGCACGATGGACTGACGAATGTAAGCGGCGCAGAAAGCGCGCAGCTTCAGCGGCAACCAATTTTGTGCGGCCGTTGAACTCACGCCGAACAACCGGGCCGTCTTCCTCAATCTTGACCGGAGCAGACTTGGCGTTTTGCGCACGCCGTTCCGTAATCGACTGGCAAGTGATACCCACTTCTTTGAGCCAACCCTTAATCGTTAGGCGGTCAGTGTTGTAAAGCCGCATCAGTTCGGCGCGGGTCATAGTCGGGGCCATCTTGTGGAAGTTATGCGGGATAGCCTTCACCGTCCCACGTCGGTCAACAATAAGGTCCGTAAGTTCGAGTTCTTCGACCCAGCGGGCGATCACTGACCTAACACGGCCGTAATGGACAGCGAGTTGCGCCATGTTCATGGTCTTCGCCATCTCTTCGAAATCATCTGGCGTTTGCGCTTTGCGTATGATGACGCCACGCTTTAGCCCCAGCTTTCTACGCCGAGCATCAATCGCGTCGATTGAACGGCCAAGCACGTCTGCGATCTGCGCGTGCGTCAGCTTATTCTCGTAAAGCCCTATCAGGGTGGCGTCGTCTTCGGCGCTCCACGCGGTAAAACTGTTATCCATAATCTCCCTACTTTCTTGTTGCCCTTCTTGGGTGGCACAAGTTGAATATCGAATGCAAGAACTTTTTTTTGTTGACGGCACTGTATGATTTGTGCCAGCTATATGGAAAGCAAACGTGATACCGACAAAAAAGAGGGAAAGAACCGCATGAAAATCCTAGTGGCTTGCGAATATAGCGCAACAGTCCGAGATGCTTTCCGGGCCAAAGGGCATGACGCTTGGTCGTGTGACCTGTTGCCGACGGACGGTGATCCGCATTGGCACATACAAGGCGACGCTCTTGCTCTTGCGCATGGGCATGATTGGGATTTGATGATAGCCCACCCACCTTGCACTTACTTGACCAACGCTGGGGTTACTTGGCTGCACAAAGACCCAACACGCTGGGCCAAACTAGATGAAGGCGCTGCTTTCTTTAAGGCTCTTTGGGATGTGCCAATCGAGCGTATCGCCATTGAGAACCCTGTGATGCACAAATACGCCAAAGAGCGGATCGGTGGTATGCAACAGGCCCAGACCATCCAGCCGTGGATGTTTGGCCACATGGAACAAAAAGCTACATGCCTATGGCTAAAGAACCTTCCGCCTCTAGTGCCGACGGATAACGTCAAAGAAGCAATGATGGCGTTGCCGGATAATCAGCGCCAGCGTCTTCATTATCTACCACCATCTGCCGATAGGTGGAAACTGCGCAGCACTACGTTTAAGGGTATCGCCGCTGCGATGGCGGATCAGTGGGGTGCGCTGTGATTGTATCGGTTGACTTTGAGACGCGCAGCGCCGTCGATCTCCGCAAGACGGGCGTCTATAAGTACGCCTCCGACCAATCCACCGACATCTGGTGCATGGCATACAAGGCCCCGTGGTCTGACGACGTGCAGGTATGGTTGCCGGGCGATGAGGTAGATGCACGCCTCGAAGATTGGATTGTCGAAGGCGGATTGCTCTCGGCTTGGAACGCCAACTTCGAGCGCACAATCTGGAACGAGATCATGGTTGGCCGTTACCAATGGCCCCGCACAGGCATCAAACAATGGCGTTGCACGATGGCGCAGGCCAGCGCGATGGGACTACCTCGCGCACTGGGTCAAGCGGCTGCGGTCCTTGGCGTTGAAGAACAGAAGGACAAGACTGGCGCGGCCCTTATGCTCCGGATGGCACGGCCGCGTAAGGTGAACGCCGACGGCAGCTACACATGGTGGAACACCAAGGACAAACTCGATACGCTAGTAGCCTATTGCCGACAGGACGTGCGGACGGAATTGTCGGTCGCAGAGACACTGCACGCAATGCCCGACAGTGAGCGCCGTCTTTATCAACTCGATCAGCGTGTCAACGACCGGGGCGTGGCGCTTGACGTTGACTTGGTGCATCGCATTAAGGAACTGGCGAACAACGCCAGCCTAGAGATTGATGCAGAAATCCAACGCCTGACTAAAGGCCAAGTCAAAGCAGCGACAAATGCTATGGACTTGACCGCGTGGCTAAACGCGCATGGCATCCGCGCCAAGTCTGTTGACAAACAGACCGTTGCTCGGCTGTTATCTTTTGACCGATTGCACCCCGTGATCCGTGAGGTTCTGAAACTCCGGCAGAACGGAGCCAAGTCCAGCACAGCCAAGTATGATGCGATGCTGCACGCGGTGAACGCGGACGGACGGATGCGCGGCCTTCTCGTTTATCATGGCGCTGCGACTGGCCGCTGGTCGGGGCGACTTGTCCAGCCGCAGAACTTCCCGCGTCCGCAAAAGAAACAAGACGAGTTGGATGCCATCATCGCCAAACTCAAAGCGGGCGAAGATGTGTCAGAACATGGGGCCGGAACGGTCCTAGCGTCTGACTTGTTACGTTCGATGCTGATAGCCGACGAAGGCAACCGCCTTATGTTCGCCGACTACTCGGCGATTGAAGCCCGCGTTCTTGCGTGGGTAGCCGGGCAGAGTGATCTCGTTGAGACGTTCCGAAAGGGGGGAGATGTGTATATAGAAATGGCATCGGCCATCTATAGTGTGAACGTGGATAGCGTCACCGACAAACAACGCCAAGTTGGCAAGATGGCAATCTTGGGTTGCGGCTATGGCATGGGCGGCAAACGCTTCGCCGAGCAGTGCGCCACGATGGGGATTAGGGTAGACGAGGACGAAGCTAAGCGCATCGTGTCCGTCTACCGTGAGAAGAACAACAGGATCGCGCAATACTGGCGTGATGTTGAGAACGATTTTGTAGAGATGGTGAAGGGGGCGGGCCGTGTTGGGACGGTCCCGCTTCCACTACCTAGCGGGCGGTCGCTTACTTACCACAATCCGCGCATCATTCAGCGAGAGACACCTTGGGGGGCTATGCGCGACACAGCCCAAGTCGATACGCTGAATAGTGTAACCCGTCAGTGGGTATCCCAGATTATCTGGGGTGGCCTATTGACGGAGAACGTGGTGCAAGCAACCGCCCGCGACATGATGGCCACGGCCATGATGGCGTTGGAAGTCAAGGGCTACAATGTGATCCTGTCCGTACACGATGAAATCATTTGCGAAGTGCCAGATAATTTTGGTTCGCTTGACGAAATGATTGACATCATGACACGAGTTCCTGCATGGGCCGAAGGCTGCCCGATCAACGCCGAGGGCAAAGAAGGAAAGAGGTATCGGAAATGACAGCACACGCAAAGTTTGGCGCGTCGAATGCGAAGCGCCGCATCAACTGCCCCGGCTCGTTAGAAGCTGAGGCCCCATTTCCTAACGAGAGTTCACCCTATGCTGAACTTGGTACAGCGGCGCATGAACTTGGTGAGTTCTGCTTAGTCAATGGACATGAAGATGCCTTCGCCTTCATTGGCGAAGAGCATAACGGCCACAAGGTTGACGATAACATGGCCCGTGCGGTTCAGGTTTACATCGACTACATCCGAGATGTGGCCACATGGGAACCAAGCCTATGCCGCTATGAGAAACGCTTCAGCCTAGACAAACTTGACCCACCCATGCCGATGTTTGGCACAGCGGACTGCATCATCTACGGCAAAAAGACTGGCACGCTTTACGTCATCGACTACAAGCACGGCCAAGGTGTCGCGGTTGAAGTCGAGAATAACGAGCAGCTTAAATATTATGCGCTCGGCGCAATACTTGAGATTGGCGAAAAGGCTCCGGTCAATAGGGTTATGACGGTTGTTGTTCAGCCACGCGCCATGCACCCTGACGGGCCGGTGCGGGAGTACATCTACACCCGCGACGAGATCATGGACTTTGGCACAGACCTTATTGATGCAGCGCACGCAGCTATGAAGCCGGACGCACCGCGCATCTCTGGCGATCACTGCAAGTTCTGTCTGGCGGCGGGAACCTGTTCGGCCCTGCGCAACAACGCCCTTGCAGTCGCACAAGACGAGTTCGGCACAGTGCGAAACGTCAATGACCTAACTCCACAGGAAGTCGCGGACTTTCTGGAAAGGGTTCCGCTGATTGAAGAGTGGATCAAGTCTTTGCGCCGCCACGCCAATAGCCTGTTAGAAACTGGCGGTGGGCTTCCCGGCTACAAGCTGGTTGAGAAACGACCGACCCGTCGCTGGCGTGTTGAAGAAGAATTTGTGGCTTGGGCCGCACAAGAAGGTCTCGATGACGACGACATCTACGAAAAGAAGTTGAAGTCGCCACCGCAGATCGAGCGTATCGTGGGCAAGAAGAACTTGCCGACATCGCTCGTCATAGCTGTATCATCCGGCACATCAATGGTCGCTGATACAGATAACCGTCCGGCTGTTGCCCTGTTGGCAGCAGACGAGTTCAACGTTGAATAAGGAAACACCGATGTCCAAAGTTATTACACCTGAAGCCGTTATCTCTTACCCGCATGTGTTCGAACCACAGACCCCTCCGGGTGCAAGTGAGCCAGTTTATTCTTGCTGCCTTGTATTCCTTGATGGGACTGACATGTCCGAACTGAAGGCGACGGCGGCTGCAGTGGCCAAGGAGAAGTGGGGAGACAAGACCAAGTCGTTGATGGAAGGCGGCAAAATCCGTATGCCTTTCCGCAACGATGGCGAAGAGAAGGGCTACCCTGAAGGGTCAGTCTTCATGAACGTCAAGTCGAAGCAGCAGCCCGGTGTGGTCAGCAAGTTTGCTGGCGAGAACGGCAAGCCTGCTCCGATTACTGACCCCAAGGAAATCTATCCGGGTGCAAAGGTTCGCGCCTCACTGCGGGCGTATGCGTACAGCGTGAACGGCAACAATGGCGTTGCCTTCTCACTGGGCAATCTTCAGAAGGTAGGCGATGGCCCCCGTATGGACGGCCGTCTGTCTGCTGCGGATGAGTTCACTGCGACGGAACGTCCGTCCGCAGACATCTCGGACCTTGACGATTTGCTCTAAATGAAGGGGAGGGCCGGGGAGTTTGGAAGTCGCCCCGGCCTTTCTAGATAGGGGCGGTAGGTTTGGGCTTTCCCGGACGCTTACTTTGGTACGTTAAAGCCGCCCCTATCAATCTAAAGCCTCAGAAATCATCTGG